CATCGAGCGCAAGCCATATCGGCATGGTGTTGTCGAGAATCTCGCTACGCAACTCGGAATAGAATTCGTGAACCGCACAAATCAAATCCGCCTCGCATCCCGCGTGCTTCTTTTCCAGCCGGGGAACCGCCTTGTCTGCCTTTAGGCTTGCGCGTTTCAGTGCAGGCATGAATAGTGCCGCCGCCTTGTCGCGTGTCATGCTAGGCGTTACAGGGGTTTCTACCGCAAGTTGCGCAGGGGGTGCCGCAGGCCGGGATTTCTGCATGGTAGCGTCCGGCATGTTATCCCGCAGTTCCATCATATTCTGCGCAATGAACCGCTTATCACCTTTGGGGCCAATACCATTCTGCCCAAGAAAACCAAGGGCATCGTTAATCGAGTAGACACCGATGTTCGACATGGTCCGAATGTGTTCGGTCTGTGTGCGCGTGTCGCCACGTAGCAGGGAGTTCAGGTTGTGGTATAGCCGGAAATTGGATTCATCCGAACGGAACAGCTTCCATTGACACTGCTCTTCCCAATCCTTGATCAACCCCTGCAAGCAATCGGTTACGTATTCCTGATTCTGCATTTCGAGCGTGTTGTAATTTGCCCGCATCAAGTGCTGAATCTTAGACGGCGGGATACGAATCCACCGGCAAACCTCATCTATCTGCATCTGTCGCGTCTGCAAGAATTGCATATCATCCGGCGCGATATTCATTTGCTCATAGGTCATTCCCTCTTCCAAGAGAATCCACCCGCCCGCGTTACGTGCGCCCGCGTAGGCTTTGTCGAAAGAGTCCTTGAACCCGTCACGCGCTTCTTTGCCCATCTCGCCGGGGTGCTTCAGGATTGCAGACACAGCCCCGCGATTCTTGAAGGAAGCCGCGCCGAATCGCTCAACCGCAATCGAATGGGCTAGGCTTTCAGCAGCTAGCCGGATAACGCTGTACCCTTCCAACGCGCTACCGCCAAGCCCGCGAATGTGGAACATGTTGTCTTGGTCGATGATGCGCTCTTGGCTGCTAACCATGCGCCCGTTTCTAAATTCGTAGCTGGCAAGGTAGCGGTACTCCACGCGCCCATCAGTATCATTCCAGCGCGGTATGATGGTTGCAGGGTGGCGCGGGTGAAGCGCAACAGGGTCAAGCGTGAACGGATCGCGCTCTATCTCTGCGTATCCGTTACCCCAGCCAAGCCGCCAATGTTGAAGCTGTGCGCGGAACGTCATGGGGGTCATGTAGCTATTCGGCGCAACATGGAACAGGCGCGTTACCGCGTGGGTCTCGCGCCGTTGCTTGTCGTTCTCACCAACGTATTCCACGGCGTAGGCAGGCAGCTTGCCGATATCCTCGGATAGATTGCGCAAGGCGGCAAACCACGCCGAAAGTGTTAAGGCATTGTCTGCGCTAACATCTTCGCCAGCCGCAAGGCCGCGCATAACATAGCTGCCGCTTCCGCCTGACCATGCGGACTCGCGATTGAATATATCTGTGCTACTGGCGCGGCGCAGGGCCGTTAGGATTGCGGGCATAGTATGCCTCCGTGTAGAGTTCAAGCCATAGCAATAAACCGGGGACTGCAAGCCCTAAAGGCTTATACATCATCCACAACCCCACGCCTATTAAACCATAACTAACCAGATTCAAGCAACATATACCGATTCCGAACCGCGCCGAATACAGAATGCCGCCAACATGCTTTAGCATCATCCACTCCCTGATAGTACCCCATAGCGGGCGTATACGCTTTCCACCTTGATATCCTGCATGGAACAGCCAACAGCCATGATAGCCGCCGCCACGCCGTCTATTCGTTTTTCCGCCTTGTCTTTATCCAGCCGGAAGGTATCGTTCGGAAACTTCTTTATCACCGCGTTGCTAAAGTTCCACCTCGCCACTGGGTTACTCCCATGCCGGAATTTCCCTTCTATAACGCGAGTCATCAATTCCTTGGCGGGTTCCGTAATCGTCCCGGCATTTTGCGCAAAGGGCTGGACGTTTATCTTGTTGCGGTCTAGTTCCTGCATAATCCATGTGTTGTTAAACTTATCCGCCCCGATGGTAATTACGCGGTATTGTGCGCAGATTTCCATGATGCGCTGTTTAACGTATTCCTGATCGATAACCTCGCCGGGTATCAGTTCTAACCAACCATCGTTTGCCCATACCTGATAAGGAACGCCGTCCTTCTTTATCCGGTCCATCAACTTGTCGCCCGGTATCCAGAACCACCAGCGCATATCATATCCGCCATCGGGGTGCTTCCACGCCAAACAGAATGAGGTCAAGTCCTGGGTGGTGGATAAGTCCATGCCGCCATAGCATGGCGCACCATACAGCGCGGAATCGTCGCGTGTAGGCGCACACACATCGTACTTATCCATCGGCATCCAGATTTCGGATTGGTCTGTAACGATATTCAGGTGCAGGCGTAGCAGGTTGTTCAGCGTCGAGGGGTCATCTATGGCAAGCTGGATTTGCTCAATTGCGAATTCCTCGGTGATTGTAACGCCCCAGTTCGGGTTAGCCCGCTTCCACACTTCCAAGTCTTGCCAGCAATCGTTGTTCGCCTTGTACTCTTCTGGCGCAATCTCATAGATAACCGGCAACGTCTTGGGCGCATACCCCGGCTTGCTAGGGTCGCCATCGTTGTCACGGATAGCACGGGCGCGGGCAATCATCCGGTTGCATGGGCTAGGCCTGTCATAGTCCGCCGTGGTGGTCTTGATTATCAGCGCGTTACGCTTGGCCGCTGTGGATTTCTCCAGCGTCTCCATTAGCTCCCCATCGGGGTGCCTGTGCAATTCGTCAATCAATAGGAAGTCGGGGCCGACACCATCGCCAGAATCCGCATCGCGGGATAGGGGCTTGTAGGAAGAGTGGCGGGATTCGTTGACAATCGACTTGACCGTACCCGGCCCACGCGCACCGAATACCGTTGTTCCCTCGCGCAGGTCTTCATCAAGGCTCAACATGCCCGCCCAAACCTTGAACACAAGCCCAGCCTGTTCCCGGTTTGCCGCCGCGCTGAAAAACTGTGCGCCCGGATTGGCAAGGTATCGGAATTCGATTGCAGCCCAACCTGCGGAGAATGTTGTCTTTGAGTTCTTTTTCGGGACGTAGATGATAATTTCGCGGTATCGCCGGTTGCCGTCCGGCTGATACCAGGCGTAGACGTTAAGCAAAATGGATTCCATCCACGGCTCGACCGGCATCAACTGTCCCGCCTTGTCTGTGTCTGGAATGTGCAAGTGCTCGCTGAACAGGTCAATCACGTATTCAGCGCGGGCTAGGTCGATGGTATCCGTAGGTCGGGCTTGCGCAAACGGGTCGTATCCCGGAAGCCTCCGCATAGCCTTAACGGCATCTAGGGGAATTCCGTATTGCTTTGCTAACTCTTTGTTAGTTTTACTCTTCGCCGGAATCGGCATAGCGGCTCTTTTTGGTTTCCATTTTGACAACCTCGCCCAACTTTACCGCAAGTGGGGACACCTTGGAACGACTTGCGGGGTTCAATCCAAAGCGGTCAAAGCAATTCTGCAAGCGGGAATACACGCTAGCCTGCCGGTTTACGTGTGGGCTAGCGTACTCTGCACCCTTTTCGCTGATAGCTGTGGGGCCGTTTTCCTCGATAAGACGGGCGGTTTCAGTCCAGTCATAAAGGCACTGGGCAAACACCGCCATCTGTCCAGCGTCTGGCAAGCCTGTGCAGCGCAACGGCTCCACTAGGTCAACCACATATTGCCAGTGTGAACGTGCGCCCGCCGTTATCCATACAGGCGGCTGTGGAATCTCAAAGTTGACTTGTGGCTCTGACTTAGCACGGGCGGTTGCTCGCGTGCTACCAGATAGCATACCGATTGCGGTAGGTTTTCGTTGCGGGCCAGACATACTAGCTGTAAATTCCTTTGCTTTACCCTAACACTAGCAACTTGCGCACGAGAAAAAAGCGGTAATACGTGCGGTTTACAGGGTAGATAGGCAAAATTTTCCTACCACCCTACCTGCATCATACGGCAAAAATTGCCTAGCACTTGCTTCTACTAGGCAGATTTTACCTACTACCAGTTCCAAAGTCAATAGCATCCTTGGCTGTCTTGCGAGCGTGACACTTCCAACACAGCGGTTGCAGGTTGCCAGGCTCGCTTGTGCCGCCTTGCTTGATGGGTAGGATATGGTCAACCATCTTGGCCGCTGTCGTGTAGCCTAGGGCCGCACAGTGCCGACATAGCGGCTCGCGGTTCAACGTAGCATTACGTATCGCCTGCCATCGCCTGTTGTTGTATGCGGGGTCAACCACCTTGGGCGGCTTGTACGTAGTGGAGTTGGTTTGCTTGGGTGGCAGTGCGCCTAGCTTAAAGGGCTTTAGCTTGTTCATGCCGCGATTATAGCACACCTTTCGACCATGACAAGCGCAACGTGCTGCAACGCCTTTACGTTGCGGGCAAGTTTCAATCATATCAACGACTTACGACTTGCCTGCAACGCTGCAACGCGCAACGGGGGGAAAGAGACACCCCCATGAGTAGAAATTTGTACAGGGTTGCGCGTACGTGTCTATATATACACATCTTATTTCTTATTTATTTTATTTTATAGAGGGTAAGTCTATGTGTTGCAAGGATTTACAGCTGCAACGGACCCGCAACGCAGCGTTGCAGCAGATTTTTAAGTCCTTTATAATCAACACGTTAAGTGCAACGCAACTGCGTTGCAGCGCGTTGCAGGCGTTGCGGTTTGGCAAACAAATATAAGATAAGCTGTGGTTTTCTGTAAAGAATACACACCGCAACGCAAAAAACCCCAAGTGGTTAGCTTGGGGCATGAATGGGGTAATGGAGTCGTTTTGGGCTAAATCAGAGCACCACCGTTGCAGGGATGGTAACGTACCGGGACGGCGAACCGGCGAACCTTAGATTGTTTAAGCTGGAGTCAGCCCCTTCAATGCGGCGCAGGTAGACGGACCATTGCCCCGCGAATTGCGACTGGGCAAAGATGCGGGCCATGCCGTCATGCGTGTTGCTGAATGCCACGGATAGCCCACCATCCATAACCTTGATTCCGATACGGTTGAGTGCCTTGTGTTCCGCGCCATTATCTTTGCTTTGCAGTTCACAGACGGCTGTAATGCACTCCGCAATGGTCATTTGAGACGGCGCACCGCCCATTTCAACGCGGATAATCTGTTGTAGCAGGTAGTCTAGGCATTGCATTTCATCCACGCCCCGGTCATTGTCAGGCGGCGTAAGCGCGTCGAGGTCCAATCCTTCAACGTATTCTATAGCGTCCGCCACAGACCATGCGCCTGGCACCATGAGGCTG